TGCAGGGTGATCAGGGCGAAGAAGAGGGATCCGAGGACAAGTTCGGACTAGGCCCTAAGTTCAGCGAAGGCACCCTAGGTATGACCGGTGGGCCAATTGTTCCTGTCCCCGGAGCAGGTGAAGGACTCATAGGAGATGACGGTGGACTTATCGGACCTGACGGCGGTGACGACATTTTCGACCTTACCGGAGGCGGCGAAGGTGAAGGAGAAGGTACAGGTCCCGGAGGTGGCGCAGGAGCAGGCGAAGGCGAGGCGGGAACTGGCGGCGAAGGTGACGGAGCTGGAGGCGAGGGCACTGGAGCTGGCGCTGGAGAGGGCACAGGAGAGGGCACGGGTACAGGCCCAGTCACTGGACCGGGTGCTGGAACGGGTGGAGGAGCTTCATACACGGATGATGATGATGGCTATCCAACGGTACTCGGCGAAGGACCATATGGCGGGCGGATACTAAACTTCCCGATCGGTGATCCTTTTATTCCAGAAGATGATTTCGCGTATCGCGAGCCAGCGATCACTTCGCCATATGACTTCTACAGAGACTTTGGTCGATTCATTGCCTCTGAGCCAATGGCTGAAGCGATGGCAGTCCCAAGTCGGGACCCAGTGACGGGAGCCCTAATCCCATCGCTGTACTCACCTGCATATCTCGGTGTAGGGGAATTGGTTGGCGGCGGAAACACGATGACCCCGTCAGGTATCGCGGCATTGAACACATTATTCGGGGTACAATCAGAATGATCTCTAGGGCATCCATGAGTAAACAGTTGACAGGGAATAGGATGAAGCGCAAAGCATGCACCCCAGCAGGACGGTTTCAATCAACTGGTACAGACCGTGGTGACCTTGAAGTAATCCGCAAAGCAAAGAATATCGATGACGGCCCAAGCGGCGTCACAGGTATGAAGAAAGGCGGCAAGGTCAAGAAGAAAGGCAACAAGATCTGCCCAGAAGGCATTGCTTGGGCAAAGCGCACATTTGATAAGTATCCAAGTGCATACGCAAATCTTGCCGCATCGAAGTACTGCAAGGATCCAAATTACGCGAAGAAGTCTAAAGGCGGAAAGCGGAAGGGCAAGTGATGGGTGAGCTGAAGAAGTGGCTTGATGAGGACTGGGTCAGGATTGATTCCAACGGCAATATTGCAGGTGCCTGTGGATCCTCGGAAAACAAAAAGAACCCTGACCGCTGTTTACCTCGAGCAAAAGCTCAGCGATTATCTAAGGCAGAGCGGAAGGCAACCGCCCGAAAAAAGAAGCAGGAAGGCTCCAAGGGTAAGCAGTTTGTGGCCAACACTGAAAAAGCGAAGGTGACCAGAGCAAAGTCAGGTGGCCGTTGTATGCGTGATGGCATCGCATTGAAAGGAAAGACAAGGGCTTAAAATGGCTGTAGTGACACCGGACTTACCAGAACTATTTGAAGAAGCGTTTGAACGTGCCGGGCTCGAGATGCGCTCAGGGTACGACCTGAAGACCGCCCGAAGAAGCTTGAATATCTTAACACTCGAATGGCAAAACCGTGGCCTGAACCTGTTCACTATCGAACCGGGCACTATCGCACTGTCATCAGGCACCGGAGTCTACACGTTCCCATCAGATACCATTGATGTGATCGAGATGACACTTCGTACAGGGTCTGGTGTAAATCAGATCGATACCAACGTGGAGCGGATCAGTGTCTCAACATACTCACAGCAATCGAGCAAGAACACACAGGGCCGTCCGACACAGGCGTTCATCCGCAGGCTTGCTACCGAAACAACAGTCACCCTCTGGCCAGTCCCAGATGACTCAAACTTCACGCTTGCCTACTACAGGCTCAAAGGAATCGACGGAATAGAAAGCGGAATCACTGGATCGGCCGCAGTGCCCCCAAGATTTGTTCCAGCCCTTGTCTCGGGAATGGCTTACTATATCGCGATGAAGCGCCCAGAGGTGGCACAGCGCGTAGCAGGATTAAAACAAGAATATGAGTTTCAGTTTGAATTGGCGGCTGGAGAGGACCGCGAATCCTCTTCGATTCGTTTTGTACCGCATGACACCTTCTATGGCGGAAGCATGTAATGGGCGAGTACGCAAAAGCAAAATATGCATTCGGATTCTGTGACAAGACAGGGTTTCGTTACCCATTAAAAGATCTTGTATTCGAATACAAAAACGGAATTAAGACTGGCCTCAAGGTTGGCCGGGATGTGGTTGACCCTGATCATCCGCAAAACTTCTTAGGCAGATATCGGATCTTTGACCCACAGTCATTGATGGATGCAAGACCCGATCGCTTTACCGAGTCAGTGACATTCAAATACCCAGCATTTGATGCCACGACACTGGAGCCATTCGGTTCGCCCGAAGCACTCCGCATACAATCAGGCAATGTAACAGTAGTCACTTGAGGTGAATTATGAAGAAGACCAAAGGCTACGCCAAGGGCGGAGCGACCAAGAAGACCAAGGCAATGGCCGCAGGCGGCAAGATGCCAATGGTGAAAGACCCGAAGACCGGCAAGATGGTTCCGGAGTTCGCGGCGGACGGCAAGGGCAAGATGGCGAAAGGCGGATCGATGAAGTCTACTGCTATGAAGAAGAAAGCCGGTGGCGCGATGAAGCAATCTAAGGGCATGGCCAAAGGTGGCAAGACTACCAAAGGCATGGCTAGAGGTGGCGCAATGAAGACAACTAAGGCAAAATCTACGGGTGGGGTTGCCCGTGGAACAGGCGCGGCAACACGGGGGAAACGTTTTACTCGGAGTGCATAATGCCGCACCTAATATCAAATTGCCCTAGCTTTAAATGCTGGGTCCGCAAGGAATTTACTTGCAACCACGAACGCTATCACGGCGAATTTATTCACGCGATGGCGTTTGCTGTTAACACAATACCAGATCGATCTCTCAGCTTTCAGGTAGTTTTTACCGGCTGTGAGATTGACATGGAAGACGATGATGTGCCGAATGTGCATGGCGGGGCCATGTGGGCTCGGATGCCAATACAGGCTCTTGTCGCGGACATCCCGTTAGAAGAATGGCCAGAGCGAATGGAAGATCATTTGGCTCAGCCTTGGGACTGTGAGTCCCGTGACCACTCGGTTGTTGTGCTGGACCGGGTCAGCTCGAGCCCATGGATCACAAAGATCAATCATGAATTTTACGAAGCGCGTTACATGTTCACGGTCGATTACACGAACCATGAGATTGCTGACTCGCCCGACCAACATAAACAGTCACATGTGCTGTATCTGACAGAAGGACCTTGGGAAGGCAACATTGTTGCACTACCAAATAACCGGGTCAGGGCAACAAGCCCAGCATTGTGGCGTACTGGGGAAGGAGCACCTGACTTTAGACCGAGTCAGTTTGCCCATTCAGCCGAGGGGCACTCAAGTTATACTGACCCTTCGATAACCTTTGACAACCTATATCAGGACTCAGAATGAACTACTCAGAGTTGCTACAGGCGGTACAGGACTACACGGAAAATGACGAGACAACCTTCGTCAACCAGATTCCGCGTTTTGTTCGCCAGACAGAAGAGCGCTTGGCTCGTGCCGTCTTGATTCCAAACTTGCGTAGAAACGTAACAGGAACAACAACTGCGTCCAATCGTTTTCTAGCAACGCCTTCTGATTTCTTAGCAGTGTTCTCGGTTGCTGTCATTGACGGTAATGGCGATTACCAGTTCCTGCTGAACAAGGATGTTAACTTTATTCGCGAGGCATATGACGACACAGCAACTGAAGGCGAGCCAGTGTATTACGGCTTGTTTGATGATGCTTCGTTTATCCTCGGACCAACGCCCGACCAAGCTTATAATGTGCAATTGCACTATTACTACCAGCCCGAATCAATCGTGGATGCAGGCACAAGCTGGTATGGCGATAACGCAGAAGCGGCCTTGTTGTACGGCACCCTCCTTGAGGCATATACATTCATGAAGGGTGAGGCTGATTTGATCAACCTGTACGCAGAGCGCTACTCAGAAGCAGTCAAGCAATTATACGTTCTCGGTGAAGGTCGCAATCGTCGCGACAGTTACCGGAGCGGAGAACCAGTGGTACAAGTCACATGATGTCAGAAACAGTTGGTACCGGAACAGGTACAGTCAGCGTAGTGGCCACAGAGGGTCGTGGTCATTCACCCGAAGAACTTGCAAGTCTTGCCCTAGACAAGATTATGTACGTCTCAAAAGACGCAGACCCAATCATTCGGCAACAGGCCGAAGCATTCAAGGAAAGCATCAGAGGCATCCTTGTCTACTACATGGGAAAAGCTCAGAAGTCAGAGCGCACAACCCTGTATAATTTGTTTAGGAACCAAGGCCATGAGGATATGGCCGAAATCATTAAGAGGTTATAACCGTGGCAATTTCTCAGGCTATTTGCACATCATTCAAAGTGGAGCTCATGACAGCAACTCATGACTTCACAGCAACAACTGGCGATGCATTCAAGATCGCACTCTTTACGTCTTCAGCAACACTGGGTGCGGCAACGACAGCCTATGCGGCTCCTGCTGATCCAGCCGCTGACCCAACGTCAACAAACGAAGTATCAACCACCGGAACAAACTACACTGGTGGCGGACAAGAACTGACCAATATCACACCAACATCAACCGGCACGACAGCTTTCGCTGACTTCGCTGATGAGGTTTTTTCAAACGTCTCGCTAACTGCTCGCGGCGCTTTGATTTACAACGATGACAAGTCCGATAAGGCCGTGATGGTTTTAGACTTTGGTGAAGATAAGACAGCGACCACAGGCGATTTTACAGTTCAATTCCCTACAGCGGATGCTTCAACAGCGATCATCCGTATCGCCTAAGGAGTTAGGCCATGACCGACATTACAGGATGGGGTCGTGGCGCGTGGAGTAGTGGGCCATGGGGCGAACCAAACCCCGTAGAGCTCACAGGAGAAGAAGCAACAGCGTCTGCCGGTAGTGTCACGGTTGCCGCAGAGGCAGTTGCCACTCCAACAGGGATAGAGCTAACCTCATCAGCAGGGTCCGTTACCGTTAGTGCGGAAGCGGTCTTTGCTGTCACGGGCAGTGAAGCGACAGTACAAGACGGTACAGTAACTGTTTCCGCAGAGTCTACAGCATCACCAACCGGGGAAGAGGTCACAGCGACAGCGGGTAGCGTTGATGTATCTGCTGAAGCTGTATTCGAGGTTACCGGGTCAGAGGCTACAGTTTCTGACGGCTCTGTTACCGTCAGCGCAGGATCAACAGCTTCAGTTACTGGCGAATTAATTTCGTCGTCTCAGGGCTCTGTAAACGTTACTGCTGATGCCGATGCGTCTGTTGGC